CCCACCGCTTTGCGGTGTAAGGGTTCCTTGATGTTAGAGTATCGATACTCTATCATCGTCTTACGAGCATTCCATTCAGCATGGTTTGACACGTAAGCGGCTATGTAGCTTTCTCCTAACGGAGTTGCTACCCTTTTTCTAGAAGGGCCTGATCTCGATATCAGGATAGCTGGCCGACTTAATACGTCGGCTCTCGCCTCAAGAGGGGCTTTACGCCCTGTGCGCCGATCATTCCCGTAAGGGCTTGACCAGTCGGTTCATCACCGAGTCGCGGAGACGAGATGTTGACGTGCGCCCTAGAAGGCGTACGTCATCACCATCTGTAAGCGCCACAAGCGTTTGCGAATAGGTGGAAGACGGGGATTAGAGCACCCCCTCGCGTGCTCCAAAAGAGACCGCGCGAATATGCCTAACGTAACTTCTACAAACCAACAATACGACCTTGTCAAAAGGGAATATACAATATTCCAGCTCCCGACAAATGGCGTATGCCCCGCCGCATCATCAGGGAGCAACAACTATGGCTACAACAGTACTCGCGATTCACTCGTGAAGAACTGGAGTAGACAGAAGTTGGATCCCAAGACAATGCGGTTTGTCAACACCCTTCCCTATTCAAAGGAAGAATGGGCCAGACGGCCCGCCCACGTTCAAGCGGGAACTACAAGTCCGCTTCCGTGTGGTGTTGCACAGTACAGGTATGACGCGAAAGAAGAACTTCTTAGCGGCATGACTAGTAGGGTCAGTAGTTCAGCAAATCTCATCTATGATACACGAGCAAAACTCGTTGATGACATCGCTGATCAGAAGAGTATTCTGTTAGTTACGATTGCGGAAGCCGGAAAAACGCTAAAAATGATTGCTGACGCCGCCGCAACTCTGGCGCGCGTGATGAAGCAACTTAAGCGTGGACGGATAGTGGACGCTGTACGCAGTCTCGGCATTAACCCAAAAGGGAAGAAGGACCGCCCGCCTGCTCTGACCTACGACGACTTAAAGTCTCGTTGGCTAGAATACAGGTACGGTTGGACCCCACTCCTCATGGATGTGCGCGGGATAGCAGAACAGTTCGCCGATACGTTTATAATCGGCAACGCAGCTTCAGATATGTTTACCGTGAAGGTGCGAAAAGTCCACATGGAGGCACGACGTCGACAAGTATACTCGCCCGGCGGGGGTGCTGGCTATGCCATCTACCCAAGCTTGACGTATATATGCGATGACGAGGTCACAGATGTTTACACAATCTGGGCTACCTCCAAAGTAACAAATCCGCAAGCAAAATCGCTAGCCGAATGGGGCCTCGTGAACCCCTTGGCAGTAGCGTGGGAGCTAGTCCCGTTATCTTTTGTATGGGATTGGTTCTTTTCCGTCGGTGACTATTTGTCCCACCTAACCGCATTTACTGGGCTAACGCTCATTGATGCTGGTGACGGTTACAGTCACACAACAGAACGGACGCTGTTAGTAAAAAACGGTTGGCAGTCGAGTGAGACTGCGGTGGGTCATTTTGCGTTAAACCGCTATGATCGCCAAAAAATCACAAACTTCAGTGATCTTAAACCCGACTATCTTCGCTTGACTCATACCACGTATTGGAAACATTTCGTGGATGCCATTGCTCTTCACAGAGCGATCGGCCGTCAGCTTAGAATCGTCAAATAGCAAAGGACTTAATCCAATGCCAGCGATAGCGCAAAAAAGCATCACCGTCAATGCCGCACCGTGGGTGTTCTACCCTATGGTGCAAGACGGCGGGAACGCGAGCTTCAGTTGTACGGGCCAAGGGGCTGTTCCAGCCCTCAACCCTGTCATCAAGCTTTCGTCCTTGGGTAAAAATGGTGCCGGTACCTACCGGAACCGTGGGACCGTAATCGTTCCCGATATCACTCTGACCGCCTTACAAGTGGCGGAAGGGGTGCAGCCTGCCTTCGTCACGGTCACCATCGAATGCAAATTCGCGGAGACTGTGACGTCAGCCCAGCGGTTGCAAGCACGTCAGATTTTGTCTGGCATGATTGCGGATACTGACTGGGGTGAAAAGGTGCTGTTTGGCCCTGAACAGCTCTATTAAGAGCTAAGGACCTGATCGGAGACACGTGATATGGATCACACACGTAATACCCAGCGGAATAAGACCCGCAAAAAGAACAAGAAACCCGGTGAGAGCCCTGATAAAGCTCGAACCGATGCTTCTAGACGGAAAGCTAGTAGGACGGGAAAATTTGTTATCCCGCCCGAAGACGAGTACGCTCTCTTCCAACACATTTGCGAACAGCTCGACTCCACGATCGCTATGCGATTATGGTACTTAATCGAGTCGAGGGAATGGCATCGTGTGCCAGACCTCGAGTTGCCGCCGAATCCGTCGCGAGACGACATTCTGGCCGCAAACCTGTTAAAAAAGTATCCGTTCGAACACCCTCTGTTGACGCCGCTTGAGACTGCCATTAAGGCTTTTCTTGCGGCCGAAGAGGTGTGTAAGAACACCAACGAGAAGATAAAAAATCGTTGGGATCACAGTTGGACCTTACAATGGTCTATTGTGAAGGATATTATCGCAAAAATCCTAGGACCCCTTCCCGTCAGCCCACAAGGCCCGCCAGGAATTCAGGGAACGCTACGGCTGTTCCTCGACAAAGGTCACGTAGGTGCAAACGCTACAGTCGGGAATCACGGTTTATCAGCAAATGCCATATGTAATCTGGCGAAGCTGAGTTTTTACGATCCGTGTCTCGAAGATGGCGATTTGCTAGGGAGCCCCCTACTCTGTGGTCTATACGACCTAGTAGGTGTGAGAAGTGCCACAATACACAAAGTGGCCGGCAGTAAGATTAGTTTTGTACCCAAGACAGCAAAGACACACCGTAGCATAGCAATAGAGCCAGGGGTTAACCTCTGGTACCAGCTAGGCGCAGGTGTTGTCATCTCCGATCGGTTAAAAACCGTCGGGATCGATATTACGGACCAGTCACGCAATCAAAAACTTGCGTTGTCTTGGGATCCGCGTATCGCGAGCTGTGAATACGCAACAATCGACCTCAGCGCAGCATCTGACACAATAAGTTATAACTTAGTCAAATGGCTGCTTCCGAAAGACTGGTTTCAGGTCTTGTCCCTCTTAAGGACCCCACAAGGGTTCATAAAAGAAACGGGAACAACTGTGATATTCGAGAAGTTCTCGAGTATGGGGAATGGTTTTACCTTCCCTCTTGAAACGCTGATCTTTTTCGCAATTGCGAAGAGTGTCGCTATCAAGCACGGTTGTGGGCAACGTGTCCTCGCTTATGGCGATGACATCATTGTCCCTCGGAAAATCTTTAGTGAGGTAACATATGTCTTGGGAGAAGTGGGTTTCGAGGTCAACAGTAAAAAGAGCTTTGCAACTGGCAGCTACCGTGAGAGCTGTGGCGTGTACTCCGTTGACGGTCGCTCTGTGCGACCATTTCGGATACAAGCCGCTCTGTCTGGTGCTGCGGATTTGTACAAGTTGCATAACTCGGTTATGGCGCAAGCCATAGCTGAGGGCTCAGGGCATTATTGTAGCAGCCGTTGGCGCAGTACTATCCGCGCCATTATAAGGCTACTTCCAAAAGAGCTCCGGTTATCCGGACCCCTGCTGGTCAATGATGTCCCAGGAAGTTGGGTACGCGTAACAGATACGCACCTTTACGACCTGCTGTATGAACCTTCTATCAAATGGAAACAGAGCGGAATGCAAACGCTGGAATATAAGGTACTGGCGCCAAAAGCGCTGTATCAGAAAATCCCGTTGCATGAGCACACTGATGTTGCTCGATATCTCCTGTACAAACTGGTAGATACACCGTCTGAACTCCACCCCACAACTGGCTCTCGTGCTAACATCAGGAAGCGTGCTTGTGAAAGCATCGCCGCACGAACCAAAACTGCCGATCAGTCTCGATGGTTTGAAAAACCATTGAAGGGTGCGGGCCCTTTGCGGGTCTGCACTGTGCAAACGCACACTGATAACGTGTTTCACCCCGTCTATGGTTGGCTGTAAAGCCGCCTAGAGAGACGGGCAGGGAGTGGTGCCCTAAG